CCCCTTGCTCGGTAGGCTCTTTGAGCTTTTTTAAGAGTTCAAACTCCGCAGCTACTAAGATTTCAAAGTCTTCTGATGTTAAATCTAAGAGCTGTTCATCAGTAACATTAGTGAGCTTACCAATACCATCAATCATGAATGCTAATCGTGTAGCACGCTCAGTCGTAAAGCGTTTGAAGTCACTGTACGACTCAAGCGCTGGATGATTCATTGCTAGCGATTCATGCATTGCAATTTCATCTTTAACAGTGAGTAAATGCAATGAGAATGTCTTGTGTTGCTGATCATTCTCATCAAATAACCCCACTAAAAACTCGCCTTTATACTGTGCTTTACTCATTGATCTCTCCTAAAGCAGCGGCAACAATTGCAATTGTACCTTCACCTTCTGCTGATGTTGAGAAGTTGGCTTCCATTACAAACATATCTTGTAATGTTGTGCGTGCTTCAGGTCGCTCCAACGGCCAATAAGTTAACTTGCCTTTACTAATTTTTTTCCATTCCATAGCCAAAGCGTCACCAGAATCGTCACCCTCAATCAATACTGGCACTGTAAAGTTCAAATTGTATTCAGCAACGCCTTTAGCATAGCCTTTTAAACGGCCTGAACTATTCATTGTTTTGAGTGGTCTACGGCCTGTATTGTGGTTGTATTGAAAATCCATTGCTTCAAATTCATTACCATCAATCTCTAATACAACCGCACCAACATAACGTGCATCTTTAGGCATAATCTAGCTCCTTATATAAGTGAATATGCGATCTATATATCTTTCAAAGCTATACAATACGTTTTTTGTGAAGAGAAATAATGGTGCTGTATTTCAGGTTATTTTGGCTCTGTTGTCTTGCCACCAATACTATCAATATGACCATGACCCAAGAATGATATGCCACCAAATACACCATCTAATGCGCTGATCTTCATATTGAATGAAGCTGTATAGCTTGAGCGCGTATTACCACCAAAACCAGCGCTTAGACCACCTGTAATAGCGGTCATTGGTGCATCTAACGTAATACCACCTGAAGATGAAGTGACATGAGTTTCTGCAATACAGGTGTAATGCTTAGTTTTGAGATTGAAAGCATCACAATCAACGTCAATCACTCGGCCATTCTTCAAAGTGATGCTTGCACCTGACTGGTTATAAAGACAAACTTCACCTGATTTAAGCGCCTGCACACGAAAATTACCATTCTCAGTGGCAATGATAACGCTATGCGATGTTAGGCCATGCAATGGAATCACAATCGCTTTTGTGCCTGCAGGTGGATTAGAAGTAAAGCCAAAATGCTGATACAATTCAGCATCTTGAATCACTTCTTCATCCAAGCCTTCCACCTGTGCAGACTGATAAGATTGGGCGCTATTGGTAGCTGACAAAACACCACGAAAAGCATTACGAGCACTTTGAGAAACACCTTGTGCAATTCCTTTTATCCTACGTCCAATTGTCATCATTCACTCCTACCATTTTTCATAACCTTGAACATCTACGACTACTTTTTCACGATTATCTGATTTCTTATTTTTCTTGCGACCAGCACCTTTCGATTCAGGCAACCAAATACCATCTTCTTTAAATGTTAATGAGGTTGTTGTGCCATCAAATTTACTGCAGGAATATCTGCAACCCATTAGAAAGTAAACAGCATCAATGCCAAAAATATCGCTTTCAATATGCACCCTTTGTCCTGGCATAAATAACTTGGCTTTTGTTGCATCAGTAAAGTGACCAGCATTTGTTATAGTCAAAGTTTCACCTGCTAATTGCATATCAGAGAGATATTTTTTAGCTGCTTTTTCAAGTGCTGCGTAGTTCTCAATATCACCCAACACCACTGTCTTTTTCTTAGTAAATTTTGCTGACTCATCCTTATGGACGTATTTCAACTTATTCTTTGCATCATCAGATTTTTTGCCGTGTGTTTGCCCTAAAAAGATTACTTCGCTATAACGATTAGCAGATGAACGCTCATGATCCATACGAATAATGTTATTTTTACCATTTCTGTTCAGCGTTAATTTAGCCACAGGTTCAGTGGTATAATCTGCTGCACCAATGATTAATGTGCCTTCAGGATCGCTCCAAGCATGTAGGCCAGCTGAATTGGCTAAGCGAATGATCGCATCCCAAGCTGACATACCTGGTTCTATATCTGTCTTATCAAAGTCAGGGTTTTTCCCACGTAGCTCAACTTTTTTAATACCTAAAGGCTCTGCGATTTTCTTGATCGCTTCTAATAAACTCAGCCCTTTAAAGTTAGTAATGGGCGCACTGCAATCCACCAAAAGAGAAGTACGGTCACGGCCATTCAATGCATAAGTATGATTGTACTTATCGATGCCATGCCTAATTGTGTCCAAAATGCCTGTTAAAATCGTGTGGCCATCAATCTTCACCACACAATCTACACCTTCATCAATATCAGGAGGCATAATCCCATTAGGCATACCAATGCTCATATCAAAAGCATCAGCAGGTGTTAGAAATTCACTCTCAATCGTGTAGCTTTGCCAGTCACCATGTTCTTTGCCATCGATTTCAACTGTGACACTTGATCGTGGGTCATTCAGCATAGCCATTGATAAAATCTCCTGTTTGAATGAAGCTTGGATGCGTAATGTGTGGGTTAAGTTTCACCAACTCATCGTATCGTTTGAAGTCTTGATAAAAGTGATGTGCTATTTGATGTAAAGTGCCATCAAAAGGTGCTCTACGTACCAATAATGGTGGTCTTTTAGAAATAATGATTTCAGCAATTTGTTTCAATGAATGCTGTGATGCTCTCAATGATTCAACTAATACAAATAGCTCGTCATATTCATTCAACTCACGCATAAAATCATCTTTACGAATGCGATCTATGATTTGCTGAGCACTTGTCCTGGCATCATTAACTAATGTTTCAATTTCATTAGGATTTAAGTCATCGCGCTCTAAAAGATCAACCACCACAGATGTACGAATGCTTTGCGTCATGAGCTGGATAAATATTTGAATCTCTTTTGCATCCTCAACTGTCATTGGTACACCTAAATCAACACGGCTATTACCTTGAGCAACTTTTACAGGCATCGCATTAACCGCATTTAATTCACGTTTAACTGCTTCATATTCAGACATAGATGAAATGGGATTGTTAACACGTTTAGCTGTGACCAGTTGTTGAGTATCTTTATGGATACTTGTCATAAAATTTTGGTCACTCCCTGAAGATGATGAACTAGGTACAATATTTAATTCACCCAATTGATAACTCAATTCAGACTGCATCGAACGAACAATGGCATTCATACCACGAACACGTGATTTATATGTGTTGATCGCACGAATTTTACCCATAAAGCCATCATAAACACCGCCCACTAAATTGATCATAGAATCAATTTGATTCAGTATGTTATCTAGCATTCCAAACATACTTGTCATTTCAAACAATGGTGTGCTGCGGTTTGCTTTTTTAAAGATGAGATCAAACTCAACATAATCAACATTGTCTGCTTCATGCCTAAAACGTGCTGAAAACAACTGCATGTTTGGCATACGACCCATGACAGGGTGCACTAATAGACCTGATTCACGTACTTCACAATAATCTAACAAGCCACCTAATGAAGATTCATAACGATCACCATAAAAGATTGCTGTTATTGTGACTTCACGACCAGTGGAACCCATATCTTCCAAATCAGCACCTTCTGAATAGGCATATTGATGCTCTACAATGCTACGTTCCACAGCATCTTCAATTGCCAATACATCGAATACAATGCCTTTAAATGACGCTGTTTGAATTGATTTAGCCCATGCCATAGACACCTCTATTCATTTGGTTAATAGCAATGCGTTCAACTGTTTCATACACAATACGACCATCCACGGAAACAGGCACAGTCAGTACAATTTCTTGCGGTTTGGCATTTTGTAATAACTCAAGTTGACGAGATAGATCAGCCAATGGATTCAATGCATTGATTGCCTGGCTCATTGAAATAATAGAGGATGCAAAATTAGATGGTTCATAATCTGATGCAGATACCTGTTCATTATTTTTGTTCTTATCACGCCAATAAGTAGAGCGTTGGTTTTGCTCATCAATTTGCTGACGAACGGATGTTTTCGCATCTTCTTGTTTCAAATATTCTTCATATCGATCAATATATTTTTTCAAGTTTACAGGGTCAGCATTTTGCCATGAGTTATCTGTATGCCACCCCCAAGGACCAAACTTTTTATAAGCTGCACGTGTCTTTTCAACACCGCCTTCTTTTTGAATATATTCATCAATGAATGGTTGAACTTCAGCATTCTTCTGTTTCATAGAATCAGCCATATTTGGATCGTTGTAGCCAGAGCCTGCAATACCTGCAAGTGCTACCACATTAGTACCACGTACAACTGTACCCAATAAATTAGAAGCACCGCCTGGTACACCGCCAACCTTTGGTGATGGTGAGGAACCACCTGCACCAGGCAAACCTTTGCCACCTGGCATCCAACCACCTAATTTACTGGTAATTGCTGAGATTGCTAATGCAGC